GATCGTATTGCTCCTGAATTGATTTCTCCCGGGAAATACTGACGCATCATTTCGCGTACTTCCATTTCTTTGCGGCCATTGCTTATAAATACTCCATACTCATCAAATGCAATATCTTTACTTCCTAACAAGAATGCTTTCTGATCATCACCGAGTATATACTTACCTTCGTTCTCAATATAGTCATCATTAAGTTTTACCTTTTCAGCTAATAAGGTAAGAGCCGTATTGATAAATTCCTGGAAGCAATAAGATATTTCTCCGGTAACATTCCGGGATCCTCCCAGTCTTGTATTGGTAGCCGTTGCCGTTTCTGTTGCTTTCCCGAATCCTTCGCGTTGTTCACTGATTCCGGTTAAACGGTCTATTGTTCTTTCTATTTCCTGTTTGGTAAGCACCAAAGTATTGAAAGATGCGGATAGTCCAAGATCAAGGGCAACGATCAATTGTGTTGCCTGGTCAATTGATTTATATGAAATATTGCCATCTTCAGCTGAATTGATCCTGATTACATTATGTTCTTCAAGATCATATAAAACATTCTGAATTGTTTTCGCACTGGTTGGAAGTGCAGCTTCATCATATACAAATACCTTCCCTTTATTTTTCTTAATCTCCCGTAATATCTGCCACATTATAAAATCATATACTTCGGATAAATTTGTAATAACTTCCTGGACAGATACTCTTCGTCCTTTTACCGTACCTACCAAAAAAGAAACATAGTCACTCTTTGCCCGATGATATTTTCCCGTACCTTTTACCTGGATCTGATTAGGTTTCCGGCGCATATTTTTATAGATACTCCTTCCGATTTTAACCCCTTCCCATAAATCTTCTTTATATTCAATAGTAATATCATACTTCTTATTTAAAACATCATTACTGATGCTTTCCTTATTGTTTTCGTACTTCTCAGTAACAATTTCAACCTTTCTGTTTACCCCTGTTTTTGATTTATAAATTTTATGAATGACAGGCCGGGTTGTTTTTATCTCTCCATAAATAACCGGAATCATATTGTAATTGTTGACAGATTCCCATCTTTCCTGTTCGTATTCTCCTTTCAATCTTGATTTTTCATCTGTCGTAAAATCAAACATGGTAAGAATTTCGTACTCATAAAGAGGTCTGTATTCTCCCCTGAATATACTTCGTTCACATGAATAGTCATATGTGCTTTCCTGGAAGATGGCATAGGACGCTGGAATCGGTCTCAGATAATCTTTCCCCTCACTATCCATATCAATCTTGGCATGGAGTTCAGAGGTAAGGATAATATCCTTCAGGCATTCAATCAGTAATGTTTTAATTTTCCCCCGACGAATTTTATCATTTAAAATCGCCTGCATTACAACTTCATTATTCTGACGGGGATTCAAGAACGAAGCAATAGTTTTAATTTCTTCAGTTGAAGCGTTTTCCGGAGCATCAGGTATTTTTGAACTATCCATTATATTCCACCCGGTTTGCTCTTGTACACCCTGTAACTCTTTTTTTGTTGCAATAGCACCATATATAAGTTTGAAATTCTCTAATTTCTTAATAACCGCTTCCCTGTTTGTTGTAAAGACATTAGCAACTAAAGGCATATCCAACCATTCTCCAACCAACGATGCAATTTTAGTGCGACCAATATGATAACTCCTAAGTTTCGTTGATAATGATTTCCCTGAATACTTTTTCTGACTGAGGTTGACTACTTCTTTTGTAAGTAACCCATTATGGGAATTGTAATTCGCATTTATCTTATTTATCCGTTGCTGATTATCTCCGCCCCTGTAATGTTCATCAATGGCATCCAACCATTGTCTACACCATTTATCATCTTTCTGTGATTCAGGTACATTAATATCGGGGAAATTTATCATTTTGTTTTATTCTTAATAATGACTGTACAAAGTTAACTCATTAATTCTCTTAAATTTAATTATTATTTATCCACTGACAAATAACTCTTTAATCATTGCCTGGTAATCACCATTGTTTTCTGATATATCTATATCAGAAGAACTATATGATGGCAGTTCCAATGATTTTCTTAGTTCCTCATTATTATCTGATCTTGGCTTTCTCTTCATATCTTCAATCCTCATGAGACATAACCCGAGTGCATCTACACTGTCATAGTCAGTTCCGATATTCTGATCATCATAAGAGATAAGATCTTGGATTGTCCGGATATATTTGCACCATTGAATGAAGTCTTCTACCCATGTCTGGATCAGGCCTACCATTCGTGGTTTACTGTAACCGGTCATCTTTGCTCCATAATCATTGAGTAATTCTCCACTGGGAGCATCAAATGACTTAGGCCGCGGAGAAAGATATTTTGCCGCACCCCAGTTTTTATAAAACTGCATCACAAGGTCACTCTCCGCTGAGCACATTGTATTTTTGACAATATTATATAAAACGGATATCATGAGGCAGATTTCAAAAAACTGCTCTTTCCTTGGGGGTCTTTTATAGAATTGGCAAATTATTGTTCTTCCGGATAATGGATTTAATTCTGCGGCTTCACCAGGTATCTTGAATTCGTCAAAACGCCTTACCACATTCATACAACCCAATGACTTACTTGTAGTGGAAACATCCTCATTATAGCTGTCAATACCTGCGATATCAAGATCTTTGATCCCTGGCATCGGTGGTCTCAGCATTTCCACAATCTGCCAGTCACGATCGCCTGGCTTAAAGGGCCTGTAAGTAACCTGTAATGGTATCACAATATTACCGGAAGTATCCTTTACCCATTCAAGTACCACCTGGTGAATATCCGATACACTTGATTCCACATCATATGCCTGTCCATAGAGAAGATCATTATTGAAGTTATTGGATCCTCCGGAAGTAAATATCTCTTCTACTGATAATGGATACTTCTGATTCCATTCAATTAAGAATTTCTTATTCGGGTTCTTGGCAAGCCTGGCTCTTTCTTCGCGGATCTCTTTTTCTGCCTTAACATGGTCTTCACACCCTATGATTTGCGATGGTTGATATCCCTGGCCGAGCAATTCCTTTTCAAGAGCTTTTGTTTCTACCGGAATAGTGCCGTCTTTTTCCTTTGCTCCAATGTAATATGGATAATAGTATTCGTTGCCAAGTACAGGAAACCGGATTAATCCAAGACTCTCAGATGCATGCCAGAGATCCTTGAACCCTTTTGACGCTTTCATTGTGTTGCCACCAGTACCCCAGATGTAAAGAGTTCCCATGGTATAAGAACCAACGTCCATAGTAGGAAGAATTGAAGTAACAAATTCTTCTACATTTTCAAACTGACCACTTTCCTCAGCAAAGACATCATTGAAATATTCCCCTTCCATTTTGGTTGCATCACCCTTCATGGTCCTGAAGAGATTGACAGAAGTAATGAATTCTATCATTCCAATGGCTGCCTCTTCTTCCCATCCGGTCTTAAATTCATCCTTATTCTTCAGAAGGTAGCCGATCTGCATCTCCGGAGGACAATCATTAAAGGAACCATAAAGTTTGTTTCTGAATCCTTTTACATATCCCTCGAGTCCGGCTGCAACTCCCATCCTGTACTCATCAATAAATCGAATACCATTGTTCGCTATTGATGTTCCAAAAAGACTTATTCCCTTACGTCTTGCTTTTGGGGTAATCAATCCAAGAATATTGTGCTTTTTAATTTCATGACTTACCCTGTATAATCTGTAATGGGTATCTGTGAAATCAGGGTATTGCCGGCCCATCAATCCGGATATCTTCTGATAGTTTAAATATTGATAGTAGATAGGTGGAATAAAAGTGCCTGCAGTAGTATAACCATTCTGCATTAAATAGAATTGTTCATCCCACCATTCCCGGTGAAGTCTTGTACCTACGCAACGTGGATTGGAAACACTATCAGCAAAAAAAGGGATATTACCTGCAACCGGTTTGGGATTAAAGGAAACGTTCTTTATAATCGGACCAGAGTAACTTATTAGGCTCCCTGTAGCTTTTTGGAAAGCTTCCTGTTTCGTTGCCATTGTTCAAGCATACTAAGTGATCGTCCACCTTTTACGTATTTTACCTGCTCCTCATCCTCAATTTCATTCTCGAGATCTTCGATAGACTTTCGAAGCATATTGATAGCTGAAGTAATATTTTTGATTTCCTGTGTCCCTTCAGTAGACATTAAATTCTTCTGTAGTTGATAAATTTTATTCTTATATGTATCCGCTGTTTCATACTTTTCATCATAAATCAATCCTTTAAATGACAGGATAGCAGCTTTCATTATAGGGTATTCTTCCAGATCTTTTTCCATATCCGGGAAGAATTTGACTTTTGCCAATCGCTTACGATCTTCAATAGGTTTTTTCCTTAAAGGACTTTGAAGATAATCATGTACCCATATAACATAAAGCAATTGATTTTCGGTCAATTGCTTTAAAACAGGTTCAAGTTTTACTGCATCTGGATGAAGGATTACTGTTCCTTCCTGATTTAAGGAGAATACACCATGACTCATAAGACCTTCAGGTTAAACATTAACTGAAAGTAAATATGCCCAGAGACCTATAACTTTCAGTACCCAGATAATTGCAAGGATTATTACTAACCAGTTGATGATCTTTTTAATTCCCGGTTGCATGGGAACATAAGTATTCATTGCCCAAAGTAAAAATCCTATAACGATCAGTATGAGTACAACAACGAAGATTGGCATGACAATGATTTTAGTAAACGTTAGAAGCACGATTAATAGTAACAACAGGTTTCTTTTGACGCCGTTTGCGATTTATTTCAAAGTAAACCAACAGACAACAACAAAAGAAACCTATCGTAAATCCCAATAAGAATTCCATCTTATGAGATGTTTGTGGCTTCGTTTACCACAACTTCAGGAGCGGTATGTCCGACAATTATGTCAGCCAGGGTTGTGAAAACCTTATCTTCACTTTCAGTTAAGCCAAGACCATTGCTGGCTACCAAACGAAAGTGATAAATGGTTTCAGGTTCCAGGTCAGTGATATCTGCTGTAACAGGAACCGGATCATTACCGGCAGGGATATTGGTAAGTGGGACTACCATTCCGTAATCGGTATCAAAACCATATTCGAATTGTGCGATAGCTTCTTCAGTGGTATCGCCGGATTTGGGGTTTACTGTCCCCGACAGAGTTGCACCATGTTTTTGCATTGTCTTTATAGGATTAAAATTAGGGTTAAATTTATTCTTGTTAATTCTGCGTCTGCGTTTCATAGTAAAGGTTTAAAAGAATTTAAGGACTACTGATAAGACCAAAGCTAATATCCCTAACAGTATTCCAACAAGGGATCGTTGACTAATCACATTGACACTTTCCTGGGTTGCCATACCATCCATTTTTGCCTTGTACTTTACCAATTCTGTTATGGTTAAATCCATTCTATCGTGATCCTTTGTGTTAGTTACCTTATCGCTTTTCAGTTCTGTAAGAATTTTGACAGCCTCTTCAAAACGGTCATGGTCTTTAGTATTTTCAAGTTTTGTAGCGAAAGTCTTATTGGCATCTGATAAAGCCCTATTAATTTCATCAATGGTATATAGAGTCTTGGCTAACTCCACTTTGGCTACTTCAATGGCTTTGTCAAAAGCTAAAAACTGAGAATCTATAAGGACTTCAAGAGCTTTATGCCCTACGCCATAAACATTCTCAACATTCTTAATTTTTTGTTCCAATACTTCACGAAGCAGTTGACCCTCAACCTGAGAGACAAACTTTTGATCGGATCCAGAGTCTCGTTCTACAGCCTCCATTCAAGCAAAAAGATTAAGTCAGTTCTTCGTAAACGGTATCACCCACTCCGATTACAATAACAATAATCCACCGGACAAAAGGATTTTTGATGACTGTTTTCAAAACTTCAAGGGTGCCTTTTGCTAAAGGCCAGTTGTCGGTAAACCCGGTTTTGAAATCATCGGTTTCGGCAACACCTTTGTGAATGGAAACTTCTTTTGGATCAATCTTGTCTAAGTTCATAATTTTAAGTATTAAGGGTTAATAACTACTGAAGCAAAGGGTCTCCGGTTCCGCTTATCGTCGGAACCGGGGAGCCTGGAACAAGCCCTACAAGTTTTCTCTTATTATACCGTTCCAGTTCATATTTACGGGGCAAATATTTTTTCTTATGAATTCTTTTTTGTTCAATGAATATTTTTTTGTGTTCATCATCCAACTCCTTTATCCAATTAAGCCGGTATTGGGTTTCCGATTTTTTAAACTCATGATAAATTTCCGAAACATCTTCTTTCGTTAATCTGGCCCGGAGAGAATAAACTCTTTTTTCCACATTAAACAGATGAACATTAATAGCCTCTGCAAAATTCTGCCCCACTCCAAATCTCTGCCAAGTACTTTTGATTCCTATTTCGAGATAAGGAATTTTCTTAGTATAATGAAACCGGCCAATATAATATTTCACATATTTTACCCCGGCAATGATCATAGCCTTTTCACCCTTCAGCTTTCCAAACATCCCTGGTGGTATCATCTTATCCTGTTTCCCGGCAAATTCAATACCCAATGCTTTTGCCATCCTTACCCTTATTCCATACAAATTTGATTTGAATGATTTTGGAGTAGTTCCTGTTTTAGCCTTAACAACTGTAATAGGTACTCCATCCCATAGCCCTTGCATTATTTCCCTTTTACTATCAGGCAGTTTCTTTATTGCTCTTTCAATAGATTTTTTTATCAACTTCTCATCGTAAAGATTAGGCTGATAAGTAAAAGGCCATTGGTACGTATTTACCTTATTGTTTTCATCCCGGTTAAAAGTATACAATTTAAACTTTGCGATCTGCATGAGCCATGCCGTCAAATTGCCGTTTTCCTGAAATGAATCCCTTTTCTCCCAAGCTGTCAATATCACATCCTGTATGATATCCTTTACAAATTCTTCATCCTTTATCCAGCGCCTGCAATATTTAATAGCAGGAGTAATTTCTTCAATCAGTCTGTATTCAAAATCCTTCATGGGCTAATTCTGCAAATTGGTTTAATTCGGATTCCATTAACCTTTCTTAATGTTACCGGAATCGCTTTTGTTTTTACTAAAGGTGAGGAAGTTGTCAGAGTGCTGTCCGATTGGATATTATTGCCATCATCCCACACCGCAATCAGAAGCACCCAGGTTCTCTCCGTTGCAAAGGCATCATAAGCAGATTCCCTGACATACAGGATACCAGAAGTTGTAATACCATAATACCCACCTGCATTGCCACTCAAAATCTTGTATAACAACTGTTGACAGGAATCATCATCATGAGCCTGTACTTGTCCGAGAATAAGTTTATCCTGAGCCTGACAGGTTATAGTAAACAGTAGCAATATGGTTAACAAAATTTTCATCTAACTATTTTAAGGTATTTTGATAAAAATGCTTCCTCGGTGTGCAGGTAAATTAAATGATGATATAGATGCCCCGGATGCAACCGGTAAGTTCTCATGAGTAAGTTGTTTGCAAAGTCCAGGTAATGTTATACCTGATGCTTCACTTATATTTGGATTGACATAAACATATCCAAGTACAAATTCTCTTTTATATATTGTAATCCCACTAATAATTTCTGAAGAATAATCTCCCACTGGTGAACCCAGATTAATATCATATTCATCAAAATAAGGAGGTACAACATTAAAGTTATCGGCCTTCATGAAAGAGAAGTAAGAATTATCTTTCTTTCCTATACAAAATGAAGTCAATGCAAACCATAATATCTCCCAGAATGTAATATGTTGACTATAGTTATCATATCCTTGACCATCGGGAGAAAGGTCAGTATGAGAAAGAAATAAAGGTTTATAATTTACTATCCCTTTTAAGGTATCTATTTGTCTAAGCCATTCAGCAACAGTAAAAAATTGAACATCATTAGATCCCCATCCAATAGCAATAGCTCCTTCTTCAAGGGCAAAATCCGGAGGTGTAGACAAAGCATCCAACGCTAACCAGGCAGCCTTACCATTTACATATCTCGAATAAGAACGAGTACCACCCGACAATTGAGATAATGCTCTTAGTCTCCCGGCTGTACTATTAACAAATCCATTCATTGCCGGAACCCAGGCAGCATCATTGGGATAGTCAACAGAATTGGCTGAATAAAAATTAATCCCATCACGACAGGCAAGCAAACCATCTAAAAATATACCATCGGCTTTCCATATCTGATTTATGATATCGTTTGTTGTTGCCTCTATCCAATAATCAACATAATCGGCATTACCAAAATCCATTTCATGGAAATTAGAACCTGCACTATATAAGATATGATCTCCATTGGAATCAAGTAAAAACAATGTTGGATTGTCTACAGACAAGTTACCCATGCTATGACCTCTTGCATCCAGCCAGCGAGCAATACTGTTAAGCCGGATTAATTGAGAACTATCCTGAGCGTTGCTTGTTGATGTGCCACTCTGGTAAAGTAGGATCTTGATATTAGGATTCAGCGCTCTCAATGTTTTGAATGTTTCACCGATATCATTGTAATGAAACCTGTTCAAGACAACGGAATCATATTTTGAAAGGACTGCTTCATCTCCAGCAACAAGATCTCCACCACCTATACGGATTGCAAAGGTATTAAGGAATTTAGTTACTGCAGTGTTAACGGTAATAGTACAGGAATGATTTGCTGTACCTGTACCTGTCCCTGTACCTGTTGCTGTGAATACTGTCCCAACGTTACTATTGACAGGTCCTCCTACTGCTACCCAATTAGAATCTCCTACTGATAGAATCGTATAAGACTGTCCTATTACAAGTGCTGTGATAGCTACCGGAGTGGCATACTTACTTTCAATACTTGCTTTTGCTGCTAACCCTACGGCACTTGGCGCACCCATTTCTACACCATCAAGAGAATATAAACAACCCGTCCAGGGAACTACACCACCTGTAAAATAATTATCGAGGTAAACTAAGAACGAATCCACTTCTCCCCAATAACATTTATTTCCTGAAAAGTTAAAGATGGAAACATACTTAAAAGAACCCCTGGGCATTTTGGTAAATCCACAACCCCGCAAATCAAACTTATTATATGAAGATGCGCCTTTTGTGTCCGGCATCAACCATGTGGAAAGATCGCCTGTCACATTAGGCTGATTAGCAATCATCCATGTAAAACCATTGGCATTTGCTGTAACAGGCAGTACCCATGCTGATATATTCCCGCTTAAAATATTGGTGTCCTGCCAATCAGGATGATACTGATCCCATAAGGAAGGGCAGAATTGTGAAAGGGAAGTTGGAATAACCCAGCCGGACATATTGGCAACTATCTGGTTTCCGCCTCCAAATCTTAGATTAGTCATTCCCTGTCGTAATATCCAATTCGTTGCATTACCTGTCAGCAAGTTTCCATCCATTATAATGTGTCCGGTTGAGGCTGTTGTCGGCCATGGATTCGTAAAAACCCAATTTGTAACATCGCCGGAAATTTTGCATCCTTCAATGTGAAAATCTGCAATGCTGGAAGGAAATACAAGATTTGTAAATTCGCCTGTAATACCTGGTTGCCATCCAACGTGATAAATTATCTGTCCGGAAACAGGTTTTAATTTATTCAGATAACCTGTAAAAACACAACCATATGTATGCCACCATAAATTATGTGAAGGCATGATCCATTTGGAAATATCCCCGAATAAATTTGTCTGCGTGAATATTTCAAAATAGTCCATCCAATCAGTATCGCCGCTGAGTGTAATAAAGTAAGAAGATGCAGGAGTGACATAATTATGAGTTGTGTCATATATTCTGGAAGTGATCGCAAGAGGGGCTGATCCATCTCCCCAGGTAAGAGATACTGCCTTTCCGGGTATTACTGATAAATCACGAAGTAATACCTGTGATAATGAAGTTTGATTGGTTTTAAAGACTAATGGAGTAGCAATATTTACAACCGGTGAAAGAGCTGAACCTATTGCCCTGACCTTAAAATTAAGACTTGCATTCTGCCAGGTGAAATATTTGTAGGTTGTAACCCCTGCGTTAAGTGTAGTTACCAGTGAATAAACGCCCTGCAATTCTTCATAAATCTGATGCTGCGCTATACCGCCTGAATTATCCGTAAAACTTACCGTTGCATAATCTTCTGACCAGATAACAGTTAAAGCAGATGGGGCAGAAATGCTTACATCGAATGAACCAAATTTGGAATTAATTTCATCAATTAAATTTTTCTGTCCCACATATAAATTTGTACCTGCATTATTATTGACAGCATTGATCCAATCAGTAGATGACATTGTATCATTAAGTAAAACAGGAGTTTGCAATACTACATCTTTGAAATTGTTATTTATTGCAATAACAAATTCCTCTGGTGTCATTCCTGATACAATTTCTGTTATCATGGCTTATGCTCCTAAAACTACGGTACAATTCTTTGCTGTCTGTAATAATGCTTTCATGTCCAGCACATCCTGCCGGATACCTGTTGTCTTATATTCGTTTATCGTTACTGTTCCCCCAGAACATACTCCACCTGTCCTATTTTTAAGATTGGTAAGTATTGCTAACATTTCATCATCAGTTACCTTGCTGGCACCTGTACGAAATTGATTCAGATTGAATGTACCAAATGTTGCTGTGTCGCCAAAAGTTGTCCCTGTCCAGTGAACTACAAAGGTGTACATGTATAAGGTAGTAAGATTTGCAGGCATTGCCCCGTCATAGGTCCATGCAAAAAAGGCACTGTCAATCCTTAATGTTATCAATCCGGTTGGCATAGGACCGTTGAAAGTCCATGATAGATTACCACCTATGATTCTTAGATGAAGCAGCCCGGCAGGAAAAGCCTGGTTACCTGATATTAAAAGCGCATTACCCAAAACGGTATCTTGTCGTATTGAAATAACACTTGATGGCAAATTATTCCATGAAGTAGTAATTTTGGGAAGTGTAGCCGCTGTGCCTGCATAGAACTGAGGCGCATTCTGATACCCACCGAGTGCCAAAACATTATTACGATCAGGTAATACAATTTTACCAGAACCGTTATTGGGAATATTAAAGACTAATGTTCTACGGAATTTTGTACTATCAGCAGCAGGAGTATTACTGACAATTACAATATCACCTGTAACAGTAGGTGCCTGGTCAACATTTAAAGCTACAATTAATGTCCCATCTGTAGGGGTTCCACTTGTTATGCCATTTACCTGTAGTACCCATGCCACTTTTGTTGTTGTCTGAAAATAATCCGGTGAATACGTGGTGCCGGAAGAATTGACAGCCTTAACCCGGTAATGATAAAGAGTTAGCTGTTCCAGATTGGATAATACTGCACTGATAGCACCTGTGACCGTAACAGGTGAACCTGTAACTATTGACTGAACGGAACCATAAGCAGTAGTCAATCCGTATTCAACCGTTACAATGGTAGATAAACCTTCTGGATTGATGGTTGCACCAATGGTAAACTGTAAATCCTGAACTGCGCTGGATGAAATTTCTGTGATTGATGGTAAAGTAATAACATCAGGGGTAAATATTGATCTTGAAAGTAACCGGTTTGCTTTGGGATAACCAAACGTATTCAGAGTTCCGGACCAGAATAAAGGCAAATGAAAATAAGCATGTGCCTCGTTGATTTCATCGGTTGTAAGAGTCTCTCCAAATTTTACTATTGCAAATTCCGAAATATTGTAAGGTGGGCTATCAGCGTATTTAACAATTGTCTTAGCAAAGTCATATCCAACCAATTCTGCTACGGTAGTATCTCTCAACGTATCATTCGACCTGTACCAAACCTCATCAGTGTCAGAACTGATAAGTTCATCCGGTATGTGGAATACTGCTAATGAAACAGAAGGAATATAAGAAGTCGAAAAATCTTTCCCTACTACCGTGATAACTGTCCCATCTTCTAATAATAAGTTATTACCTGAAAATTTACCTTTCCAATGATACAGTTTTGCTTTCAAAGTATTAGGTAATATTGAATCTGAATTAAGCTCGAGATTTGTTGGGATTAAATTTTCAAAATATGGAATATTTATTTTTTTATCTATAGTATTTAAAAATATTTTTCCTATATCGTTCTTTGTTGGTTCCGGTTTTTCTCCTGGAACGTCAGAATGAACAATTTCCAGTTCTCTCATTATTTTCCAGGACATATCTCAGGGAATTAGGACTCAGTGTAAAAAACAAGATTTGTCGGAACCGTTCCCTCAAAATACGGCATGTACAATTTTTTATCGTAGGTGTTAAAAAAAATATTTCCTACATCGTTCTTGGTTGGCTCAGGAGCTTCGAGAGGTGTATCCGATTGAAAGATGCTCTGT